TCACCTGAAAAAGCTATACTCACTAAACCAGATGTCATTAGTAATACTAAAAAAATTAAAAATAATATTCTTTTTCTATTCATTGTTTTTCAATCCATCTGCCATCTGGCAATTGACAAGCAGTACCGAATACTACTTTTCTGTTCACACCACCTACACCGATTAACGGCCATTGATTTGATATATCAATTGTAGCATCATAATCCTTACATTTAAAAGGACCTTCTAGGTATGATCTGGTTACTTTAATTATGCCAGAGTTACCTGACTTTTGATTATACCAGTTCGTATAACTTTGTGTACTAGGACCATTGTTTAAATGATCTACAAAGACAGCATTGTGTACATCATAATCACTCTTATACATAATTTCAGCACCAGCAAATGCACCAGTTACAGCACAACCAGCAATCAAATAAGGATCCGATACTCCCATTTGTACACAAGCGGCAGTTGTTGTAGTTGTACCTAAAACAGCACCCACTTCGGATCTGTTTATGTTAGCACAATTAGTTAGCGATAAACTAACTACTAAAATCCATATTATTTTTTCTAATCTCATCACAAATTTTCTGACTATTAACACTTTTAACAATGTAATAATCTTCGTTATTATCAATTACATAATTATTAAAACCTTTTTCTTGCCAAAGTGTTTGTGCTCTAGCAGAAATAGGTCTGAATAAATGTGTACCGTCATTGGCACTAGTACATACAAAATCACCGATCATTATTGATCTTTCTTCTTAAAGATTTTGTTCCAAGGCCATCTTTGCATAGTCTTTGACCAAGTTTTCTTTTGATATGCCTTTGTCTTTTCAACTTCAGCACCAATAAAGTTAACAAGTTTACCTGGTGTTTCAGCAATCGCTGTACCAAACTCTTGTGGCGTTATTGTTTTCTTTTCGTCTGCTAATGATTCAGCGTAGTGTTGAAAACTGAATACTGCAGCCAAGAATAATATTAATAATATTTTCTTCATACTTTCCTTCCCATTGATTTAAAGTCGGCAGCGTCAACAACCTGATAATTACCTTTGTTGTAAGCGATACCGATAGTTTTACCAGCAGGCAATTGTACTTTTGGTAAAGTTCTCTTAACACAAGCACCTGGGATTCTATCACTCGTAGGTATAGAATTTCTTACTAGACCGTTTATATCTAACTGTAAATTAGGTAGATTGAAACCTTTATAGGTTTTCATAATAGACGGTCTATTAATTTTTTGATATTTCTCTTTTACTTTTTTAGTCATTAACTGATTGAGGAATTGATTCTGCTCTTTTTTCTGCAAAAGACATATTGAATACTTTTTGATAAAAAGTTTCTCTAGGATCTGTTGTTAAATAACAGTTCAATAGATTATCAAAATTAATATCTAATTCTGAATAGTATGATGGATTAGTCTTTTTAAGTTTTATATGATCTTGTAAGAATTGTATTCTATTCTTATAAACATCATTCTCTTTATCTTCATCTGTATCAAGTTTTGATAGAGCAATATCTTTTTGTTTAGCAACATCAAATTCTTTGAACAAGTTATCTTTATCGTATTTAAATGACATAGTGTATATTTCCTTCTGTTTTTGTTAGTTTATCTCTTAATAGTATCATAATTCGTCTTAAAAGTCAAGCATTAAAAAAGTGAGTAAAATCAACGATTTTTTATTATTTAATCGTCCGAGGATGACCGAGGATTGACGATTCGCACCCACCACGCACTCTTTATCACACATTATTTTCTACCTAAAGTTGTATTAATAAAGTCTTTAATATATGCAATTTTTACCTTATAGTCTGAAATTGACCAAGCAACCAGACCTATAAAAATTATTAGTAATAACATATCCATATTATTTACCTATATTACTTTCTGCTTCTAAATTAAGTGAAGTATCAATGTCTGATAGTTCTTTATCAGTAAATGTAGTTTCAGGTAATACATTACCATCTTTATCTCTTACTACACCTGCGTTCTTATCTTCTTCTTCAGGTGTCATAACTTCTACCTCGTCAGCATAAGTGTCAATATGTACATCTTCAGCCTCTTTTGCTTCTTCTAGTGTTTGATTGTATGTATCAGTATCCCAACTTACTTTACCCAAATACTTCGTTGTATCTGAATCTGTATAGTTAGCGTCTACCATATATGTTTCAACACCATCACTAGCATTCGTCATATCTTTACCTATCTTACTGTGATTGATACCACCAAAGTCTAAAAACTTTTGGTCTGCCTCGTCTTTGTCTTTTGCTAATACATCTTGTTCTACAACAAGAGTATAATATGTTTTCTTTCTGTATAGATTTTTACCTACATCTTGTTTAAATGTGTAAATATCTGTTTGTGGTTGTTTGTGCATTAGTCCTCCTACTTGTTATTTTCACTACTCATTAGCAATATGATATAGTGAATTGCTTTTAATAAATCTTTTCTGTTTCTACCGTTCTTCTTACCAAATCTAGCAAGATACTTAATAGCATTTGCCTGACAGAAATCTTTATCAATACCTAAATGTCTTAACATATCTTGTACTTGAAATCCGTCTTTCGTTGTACTATAATGTTCAGTATAGGTTGATTTAATATAATTGTCTATTTCTTTTATAATTTTATCTTCATTATATTTCATTATTGTAAACCTCTTTCATTATAAACTGGTACGTGTTTTTTTGTTTTTTTCAAATCAAAATCTTTTCTTAAAGATTGTCTATCCCATTTCTGACCATAGTCATTGAACAGGTTTTTATTACCAGCAGCTACATCTGGCCATACATCTTCATAAGTTGTATAATATTTGTCTTCATCAATCAATTCTACTCTTGTTGAATTAGCAAAGTTGGCAGCTGTTTCTTTATAATTCCAATCACAATGTTTTAAAATCTTCATTTTCATTTTTAGATTGTCAAATTTTGATCTATACTTTTCAGGTACATTTCTGTATATAGTTTCATAATGATAAAAGAAATCACCGTGACCATCTGGATCCATATACTCTCTTAAATAACATACATTGAAAGTTTTGTTTTTACTCATTAAGCATTCTCCGTTTTGTTAACATTCATCATAATTACTTCGTCAACATTATTCTCGTCAATACCTGTCATTGCAACATTCTCAACTTTTAGAATATCTGCACAAGCGGTTTCAACTGTAATTAAGTTTTGTTTAACTTGGTTGATAATCTTATCAACTGCTTTTTCAGCTGTATCTTCAGCCCATTGTTTTACTTTTGACATAGTGTATCCTTTGTGTTAGTGTTTGTATTAGTCGTTTTGTTTTTCATATACACTTATATTATAGGAAATTGACCCTAAAGTCAAGCACTAAAAACCTTTATTTTATGCGATTTTTTGAATTATTTAGGAGAACAAAAGGAGAACACCCTTTATTTCCAATGTTTTTTCACCCAAGCAATGGTATCCATATTGTATGATTCGTATGGATGTGGGTCTGCGAGTTGAAGTGGATCAGGTTTACCGTGAAATACTGCGACCTTAGCACCTGGATAATGCTTAAATGTCCATTCACTTCGTCTAAATCTAGGATTAGACCTATCATACCATTTAGCACTAAAAGTCCATTCATCTGGATAAATTTTAAACTTATCTGGTACCTGTTTAATGCAATCTGATATTACATTCTGATCGCCTTGTAGTTTATCAAATCTTTTCTTTTCTGATTGATATAGGTCCCATACATATGGTGTCATTACTTCGTTATTAAATCTCATTATACTTGAATTGAAACCTTGTGTAGTTAAATTAAAATCTCTCATCAATACGACCTTACTATCTTCTTCATAAGTAAAAAAACAATCTATATTATCTGTAATAACTACATCTAAATCAAAATATAAACTATCACCTTCTAGGTTTGCCTGAGGACTGAATAAAGTAAGTTTATTCCACCAACCTTGATAGTTTTCAAATGGTACTTTTCTAACTTCTACATTATCACCTTTTACTAATTTAGGCATTTTTACGTGATCTGTATAAATGATAAAATTATGAGGTATAGTTAGATGTCTTTGTACCATATTGTACAATATCTTTACATACTCTACTTTATACTTGTTGCCCCAATATAAACAAACTACATTTTTCACACTAATAACCAATTGTATGTTGCTCTCATACTCATAAGTAAATACATTAACTCCATTAATGTTCTTGCCCAATCTCTATCTTTGTAACCAAAGTAAACCCACATAATACAAGATACCACACTTAAAGACCAACCAACCCATTGTGTTGCTATATTAGCATTTGATAGTATAGATACACTTATCATTGCTAAAGCAAATCCTAACCAACGCCAACCGTTAATGTTTTTATAATATCTAATCTTCATTTTGATACTTTAATGTTTCATATGCTGTACCATCTGCCATTTCTTCTAGTGTAAATTGATTTTCTGCAACAAACTTTAACCATTCTTCCATAGTCTTTCTACCTGGTTTCAATGGTTTATCTATCTTCTTTATATCTCTACTTGTTACAGGACCCATAACACTATTTGCTTCAGCAAATACAGGAACATAATTAAATAAAGCATCAAAGGCTGATAAACTATAATTGGTAACTAATGCGTGGCAATTTTTTAGATCATCTTTAATATCTGTTTCCCACCAAGGATTACCTGGTCTAGGTTTATTTCTAAATCTAATCTCTCTATCAGTATATTTACTAATCTCTTGTTTTGCTGTTTCTACCCACTCGTCTTGTGTTATACCATTCATCTGATAGGTAACAGTAGGTGATGACGGACATAACAATATGTGTTTACCTGTATCACGCCAACCTTTAAATTCTGCGTCTTCGCCTAATTGTCTTCTTAATTTTTCTAATCTAGCAGGTGTATTTACTTTACCTTTATTTGTATGAAAACTACCCTTACATATTCTAAAATATGTTTTATCTTTATCTAATATTTTAGGTTCAGGATATCTTGTAATCTGACTTGATATATAACCAGTATCAACAAACCAGTATTCTTGTTTATTTTCTATGCACTCTTTTATTTTAGCAATATTATTACCTGCTAAACCCCAAAAGAAATGTATTGGTCTGTCTTCATCTTTCCAACCTTTTTCTATGTTTGGCCATATCTGGTGTGATAGACATTTATCCCATTTTATTTTATGTGTTATAATCATTTTGGTGCATAAAGTAATTCTGACTTAACAGATAATACTTGTTCATAGTTAATACTTTCAAAGTAATCTTCAATGTCATTCATAGTTATATTTTGTTTTACCATTACTTTCTTTTTTGCTTCAATGTGTATAAAAGGTTTACATCTTTCTATAAGATTTTTAGCACCTATCAATGCTTCTATTTCATATCCTTCAGCGTCTATCTTTATATAATCTATATCTTCTAAAGCAAAACTATCTAATGTTCTAACAGTTATATCTAAATTACCTCTATCACTAGCGTGTGTATTGCCTGTTTCTTTAGGATTATATAAGAACATCTTTTTACTTTCTTCTCTACCTAAAGCATAAGGATATAATGTATAGTTATCTTTTGTAATATTCTTTACATAACATTCTCTTACTTGTGGTATAGGATCAAAAGCATATGTATGTTTAAATGTATTAGTAAAATCTTTTGACCAGAAACCTATATGTGAACCTATGTCTATACAGTTTTTTAATTCAGGTTTCTTCATCTGAATATACTTTAATATTGTTTCTCTATGAATAGTTTGATAACCGCCATCTTTAATATAGTTTTCAAAATGTGTATCTGAATCTGGTAGATACCAACCCTTTACAAATTTCATACTCTTAACCACCTATCATTATTTAATGTCCATTGTACTACTTCGTTTATTCTTTCTTCAATAGATACTTTAGGTTCCCAACCCAAATCTTTCATTAAGTTACCATTTAACGCATAACGTAAATCGTGTCCTGGTCTGCTAGTATGAAAGTCTACCATTTTATATTTAAGTTCTTTATTCTGTGCCCTAGCAATCTTTTGTGCTAGTTCTAAATTATCCCATTCAACAGGTCCTACTAAATTAAACTTAGGACACTTTGCCCCACCATAGTCTTGTTCTAATTTATCTATCTTGTTTTGATTTTGCAATAAGAACAAGCAACCATCTGCAACATCTTTAGCGTGTATGTAGTGTCTGCTACCTGGTACTTTCTTATCTTTATCACTATGTATTGTAACCATATTACCATCTGCAACATTCTTAATTGTCATAGGTATAAATTTTTCAGGATGCTGTCTTTCACCAAATACATTCATTGTATGGGTAATATAAACTGGCATATCATATGTGTTTTGAAATGCAACTGCAAGTTCTTCACCGCCTGCTTTTGTAGCACTATATGGATTTGTAGAATTGTATCTATCTCTTTCTTTGTAATTAACACCTTTAGGTGCTGGACCAAACACTTCATCTGTTGAAAAGTAAATAAATCTTTCTAAATTTTCTTGTTTTCTAGCAAAGTTTAAAATGTTGCAAGTTGCAACTACATTATCTAAAACAAAACACATAGGATCCTCTATTGATCTATCTACGTGTGATGACGCAGCCATATGTACTATGTAATCAAACTTGCCTAAATCTGCTACTAGCATTTCGTTTAATTCTGCTCGTAAATCGTGGTAAACTATTCTTAATCTTTTTTGTGTTTCTTTATCAAACTCATTCATCATATCTGCAATTCTATTTAAATTGCCAGAGTAATCTAATCTGTCTAATGAAACTATTTCCCAATCAGTATTTTGTAATAGGTGTCTGATTGTGTGATGTGCTATGAAACCTGCACCACCTGTTAATAATATTCTTTTCATTTTAAAATCCTATTCTACCCACTTTGTTTTCTAAATCAATCCATTGTTTACCTATAACTTCAGGCGAGTGATTTTCATTTATATATTTTTGTCCTTCAATAATTCTTAAATTAGTTTCTTCTTTAGGTCTATTTATCAACGCCCTAAATGCCTGTGCATTGTCATCATAATTAAATGATCTAGCAAATCCTATAAAGTCTGCAAATTTTCTAAAGGGTAAATAACTATCTACACCTTCGTTTGTAATTACAGGTTTGCCTGATTGTATTGCGTCTAATATTCTGTTAGGACTTTTAACTTTAATGTCAATTAAATTATCCATACTATTAACAACAATAGGTAAATAAACTATATCACATTCTTTCATCAATTGATATTGTTTATCAAAATCATATTCGTGTATAGTCAATTTACCACTAGCAATCTCATCTCTATACATCTCATTAAATTTTTTAGTTCTATCTAGCATACAATGTATTTTAAATTCTCTTATATCTGTATCAAATATCTTTTGTATTAATTGATTCCAATATACTTTTGAAAAATGTTTACTACTACCAAAACTGAATATATTAATATATCTTCTACTTTTTAATCTGACTTTAGGTTCAACTCTTGTTGCTTCTACTGGATCAGAAATAATTATAGCATTTCTACCTGTATGTTTCATTATCAAATTTTTTAATGCCTGACTTGTTGTAATTATATTATCTACGTTTTGACAAATTTCATTATGTGGTTTTACAATTCTTTCAACCCAACCTTTTGCTAAATACTTTTTCCACTTGTTATCGCATATATCATAAACACATTTTATACCTTGTGATTTTAGGTAAGATACATCTTTGGGTGTTGATTTCTTTGCCAATACAACTATGTTATCTTTAGTTGCTTGTTTTACATTACTGATTATACCATCTTCAGGTCGCATACCCTTTAAAGGTATTGTTGCTCTAAATCTATACGAGGCTCGTGTCTGTTGTGTGCCATCATAATTAGGTATAAGAAATTTAATTGACATTGAATCTAAAATTATTATATGTTTGATCGTGTTGTAATTGTTCTATTTGTTTTACTGCATATCCATTTCTAAATTCTTCTCTATTAAACTGACACGCTGATAGGTATAAACTATGTTCTCTTATCTTATCATCATCTGCAAAATAAGGTTTCTCTATATTCTTAATCTCTTTTTCTGATAAGAAACTAGCAGCGTTAGGACCTAGTGTTATTGCTGGGTATCCTTCTTGTATTGCCTCAAAGGCAGCAATACTATTAAATGCTACTAGACAATGTACTTTATCAGTTTTTAATTGATTAATTAAATTCTGACCACTTTTAGTTCTTTCATCTCTATTAGGTTTCTGTCTAACTATAATTCTTTTATCAGTATATTTTCTAATCTCTTTTGTTAACCAATCTATATACTCATCTTGTCTAAAATTTACGTGTTCGTTTATAGTTAAACATCTTAATACTTTTGCTGATGGTGGTATGATTAATATACTTTCACCTTTTACTGGTCTTTTAGGTTTATAACTATCATAATCAACACTCATAAGTTTTTGAAATCTTTGTTTCAATACTTTTACATCTGTTAAGAAATCTAATTGTTTATAATTAAGATGATCTAATGTTTGAAAATTATTCTTTGTAAATCTATGCCAGTTCTTTTGAGGATAACAACCCATATAACCTGTATCAATATAATAGAAATCTATATTGTTATCTAAACATTGTTTGATTGTTTCTATACGAGTGATACCTCTAAAAACACGAGGTGCTTTAATTGATACATCTATTGTATCACTTTTAAAATATTGATGTTTAGGATTAGACTTATGAATTAAATCTAAAAACTTATCAACTTTTTTTCTAACTCTATCAACGCAAATAACCATATCATATCAAATTTTTAACTTTATCAAAATAGTAACCTGTATTTAAATCTCTTAAATTATAGTGTGTAGCAGCATAATTAGCAAACCATTTATCTCTCTTATCTTTTACATTAGGATTTTCTATGTCTTTTATATCACCACTATTCATATCATAAAAGAAACAATTTTTAGATTTTATATACAATGGTTTACCTTCACATATGGCAGGAGTTGCCGAAGAAGATGACCAAGTACATACAGCATAAGCATTCTGTATTACAGGTATACTGTCTGGATAATTATCATTTGCTTTTGATTGAATAGATATGTTTTGTTTGCCACTAATATAATTTGATAATACTTGAAAGTCTGTTTGTTGTGTGCCTGATAATGCTCTATGAAATCTAACAATAATAGGTCTTTGTGAGTATTGTCTTATTTCTTCTATTGTTTCTATAGCATATTCAGCTGCATTTTTCTTTTCTGCTGAATAACCTTCAGTTCCTCTATTACAACTAATCAGTATATAATCACCTTTACCATTATAAGGTTGTACATCAATGTTTTTATGTTTCTTTATTTCTTCCCAACGATTCATAGCACCTTGCATAAATTCTTTTTCAAAATATTTGGCACCTTGATTAGCGTATATACTTGAATACGGTTGTCTTGTCCATCTTAAATTTTGTAAAGTCATTCTTTGTATTGTACTTTTGTTTAGTTCAAAACCATCATATGATATTAGTACATCTGAATCTAAAAAGAATATCTTTCCTGTAGGTTCGTATTTGTCTATTATCTGTCTTCTATAACTATTATCACTTTGTTTAATATCGCCTTTTACTTGATATGCAAAACACCAGGCGTATTCAGCGTCGGTTAATTGTTTGTTATTTACATAAGTTGATTGCCATTCGGGTGCGTGATGTTGTAGACCTTGATAAAATGCTTTAGGCCATAACTCTTTATAAGAACCTGTAGCACAGGTATTAGCATAGACGGCAATAGTCTTCATTAATATTTCTTTTTCTTCGTAGGTTTTTTAGTTGTAAAATCTAAAGTAAATCTACCCTCATATGGTTTAAATAATTCATTCCACCATTCTTCAGGTTGTACTGTTGCGTGAGCATTCATACCATTAGGTAAAGTCTTACCTGCTTCTTTAACAGCGGCAGTAGCAAATACATACTTGCCTGAATAATCAAATATCTCTTTTACTATTCTAGGTAAATCTGCCTCTGGTATATGTTCCAATACATCAATACAAATTACTAAATCAAACTTACGACCTGCCTCTGGTTTCTTTTCAAATTTAGGTACTGCTGGGTCATACTTGTAACTATTCCAACCATCAGGATGATGTTGTGCTTTACCACAACCATAGTCTAGTATTGTATCTATTTTGTGTTCTTCTATTATTTCTTTTATTTGTGGCATATATCTTTTTATCATATGCCCTTTCCAAACTTTTGGGTCTTGGTGCATTAACTTTGCTTGTTCCAAGTATATTTCGTATAAATTATCCATTACATATCCGTTCTTGTTGTTTCTTTAAATGTGTCATACCATTCATCGGAATAATCACAATTTTTATAATTTTTAAAGTATGGTCCACCTTCGGTATAGTGTACTAATTTAGCAGTAGGATTTTTTGTATATTCTCCTACTAACCAATTCCATTCTTCGTCTATTTTACCTATTAAATCTTCATTCTCTAACCATTTGAATTGATGAAGTTCTAATCCTGTAGCACTATTTACATAATCAGGTGTTAGTGCTGTGCATTTTGCATTATTAAATAACATCATACTTGACCAATTCTTTTTAGGGTACGGTGTTTGAGGTTGATTTAAAAATTTAACTGTGCTATTAGGTGTATAGTCGTGTTGTACACATTGAACAGCATACTTTGTTGTTCTTTGTCGCCATAATAAACTTATGTCTGCTCTTGCTAACATATCACAATCCATAAAGATTGCGTGTCCTGAATAATTGCAAAGATAAGGTACAAGAAATCTACTAAATGCAAATTCTGTTGATTGTATAGGTAATCTTTCTCTTACAAATACATCTTTAATATTTTGTAATCTAATTGGTGTGATAGAAATAGGTTGTGTTGAGTGTTTAAGTAAACTATGACTCAATACACTAAAAGCTACTTTTTCATTATCATCATATCCTATAAAAACTCTAATCATTATTTACCAGCCATCTTATTAGGTGGTTGATATTCCCAACGAGGTGGATTGTTTCCGCTTGGTGGGTGATCGTGGTATGAACCTGGTTTATATGTACTCAAATCTGGCATAGGTGTATTACCTTGTGCTTTGCCTTCTTTTACTTCTTGTCTAGTCCAAGATGGTTTACCACTTTTGTCTAAACTACCTACGTTTAAAGGATAACCTGGTTGACATTTTTCTACTTTGCCACCTTTTTCTAAAAACCTTTTCATCATCTTATCAGAATCTTCTTTAGTCATTTTAGGTTTTATGTTTAATTCGTAATCGTATGCCATTGTACTATATATCTGTTCTTACAATATGTTTTCTCAATGCTCTTGTAAGTCTTTCTATGTTATCTATAATATCAATAATACTCTTATCAGTAATATAGTGTTCGTGTGTAGTTGTATTATCTACAATTTCCTCACTTGTGCTATACGTAGCACCATTTTCATCTGTATATGTATCGTTGGTATCTAAATACATTTTAGTCATAATAATCTCCGTTAACTTGTTTATCTCGTTCATCAACACCAGCATCCTTTTTTCTTTTACCTTTTAAGTGTGCCGTGTATGGTGCGATTTTTGATTCTGGCCACACGTGACCGTCTTTTCTTCTACCTGTCAAATCCATTTGAGGTTGACCATTCAAAGTTCTTTTTCTTACTTCATTCCAAACATATGAATCGTGCCATTGTTTTTCATTGAAAAGTAAATCTTGTTCATATGAATTTCTTAATTCTTTTACAAATCTTTGTGTATGTTTACTAGTTAAATTGTAACCTACAAATCCACATTCAGGATAAAAAGGTGGGGCAGGTCTGTCTAGGTAACATATAGTTTTATCTTCAGGTAATATATCTCTTAATATTATTTCTTCAGTAAGTTGTTTCTTAAACATAACATCTGCGTCAATCCAAAATACATAATCATAGTTGCCTTCTAGCATTAGGTGTGTCTTTGCAAATACTTTATAACTAAATCTTATTGCGTCTTTAATAAAATCTAAACCATATACAATCTGACTATTATCAGTACCTTTTATTGTACTAAATTGATTTCTGTTTTCGTTTCTTTTTATAAATTCTTTTAGTGTAGGATTTGTGTCGTGTATATCTCTGTGGAATATATTTCTTTCAGGATCAATTTCAGGTATCCAACCTTCGTGGTATATGTAGCAATCAAACGGCCAATTATATGTCTTGTAAAATCTATGTGCGTAATATTCGTATAGTTTTCTGTTTAGACTAGTTACTATTGCTATTTTCATATCCAACCTTTTGTATAAAATAACTATCTGCAATATCTGATATTGGGTTACCTACCTTATCAGTATCAAATAGTTTCTTCAAATCAATTTTTGTTTCTTTATTAAATGCCTCGTACATCATATCCTTATCGGCATTACCTTTTCCTGTAGCACCTTTTTTAACAACACTAGGTACTATTGTATCGTATGATATGTTTCTTTCTTGTAAATTATATTTAAGTATACCACAGTTCTCAGCAATCTGAAATAATGCTTGACCTTTAGAACCGTAAGAGTATCCTTCAATGAATACTTTTAGATTATTACCGAGTATATGAAATTTACTGATTGCCCATTTAGATATATTAGAAAATCTTTCAATAGGCGTATTATATTCTTCGTGTTCTTCACCAATAATATTATCAGCAATTTTGCCTAGGTGTTTCTTTTTCTTTGTCAAATAATAAAACATAATCTTTTTTCCATCGTTAACACAGACACAAGGACTGGTTAAACTATAATCAATTCCAACTATCGTGGTCTGCTTCATCAGGTATTACACTTTCCATTTCTTCATCATCTTCAACCTCATACCCACAAAACGGACAAGTAAACGGTGTCATATCCGTTTTTTCATCATCCCAGGTTACACTATATTTAGTTTGACAGTTAGTACAGTTCTTTTCTGATTTAATCATAGTAGTTTTTCTTTATAAAGTCTTGGTAACTAGGAAGTTTTGATGCTTCTTCATTCCAAGCGTGTTTTTGATCTTCTAATCTTTCTATATATGGTTTTAAAATTTCCAATATTTCTTCTTTTGTTTTGTGTGTACGATAAACTGAATTAGGTATATCATCTGGTGCCCAATTACAACCAGCTGCTATAAAGTGTAATCCACTATTACCTTTTTTCTCAATTGGGTCAACAGGAAATTCATAATACTTTGCTCTTTGCAATGCTGCTTGTAAATATCCAAGAAACATTTTAGGTTTCATATCTCTTAAACTTTCTTCCCATACTTTATTATTATTTGCTTTCCAATATGGCGTATCGTTTCTTGTTGACATTGCATAATGTAACCCAACAAATTCTTCAAATCCGTGATAGATTGCCTTACAAGCAAAGGTATGATTATCTCTATCCCATTGTGTAATTTCACCTCTTCTTAAATTTCTTACAAGTTCTATTAAAAACTCGTGTACTGAAAACAAACCATTACTTTCTAATGGTTCAATGAAACCAGCTGCTAAACCTATTGCAACAACATTCTTCTCAAATAATCTTTCGTGTATTCCACACCTCATATCAATGTATCTGTATTCTAAAGATTCAACATCACCACCCCAAGTTTTCGTCAAGTGTGTTTTAAATTCTTTTAAAGCAGTTTCTTTATCAACAAATTTATCACAATGAACATAACCAGTTCCCATTCTACTCCATAGTGGTATATTCCAAGACCAACCATTTTCTAACGCTGTGCAATTAGTAAAAGGTCTTAATTGTTTTTCTCTATTGTTGTAAGGTATTCTTGTTGCCCACGCCTTGTTATTAGGTAAGTTTTGAATAGGTTGAAAAGGTACTTTCAAAGCACCACCTAATAGCATTGATTTCCAACCTGTACAATCAATGTATAAATCTGCCTTATGTTTTTTGTTTAATGATACAATACCATCTTCATCTTGTTCAATAGTTTCTATATCTTCTAATATATGTTTAACACCTTTAGGTTTACAATAATGATCTTTCAACCATAATCCAAATTTAGTAGCGTCAAAATGATATGCAGAATCTTTAGCAGTTTCAAAACCAAAAAAGTCCATTGCACCTTTATTTTGATTAACTAATGCCATAACAGGACAAAAAACATCTCCATAATCTGAAACTGGTGTTTCAGGTGCATATGCTTTTTTCATCCACCAATCATTATAACCTGTTAAAGTTCCTTTAGTTACTACTTCACCGAAAGGATAATGAAAAGGTGCCTGATTAGGTTTACCCTCATCTACTCCGTTAAAGTTTGTAAAACCAATACTATATTTAATAATTCCGTCTGTATGTTTTAAAAATTCTTTATCATCAATTCCTAAAAACTTTGTCCATTGTTTAACTTTACCTATTGTACTTTCGCCAACACCTACTGTTGCAAAGTTAGGTGATTCTAGTAAAGTTATATCTCTATCTGGAAATGCTCTAATTAAAGTTGCAGCCGTCATCCAACCTGCACTTCCACCACCTACTATTAAAATCTTATCACTTTTCATAATCTCCTTATAATTTAAATTTCTTAAACTGATCTTTTGTTACGTCTTGTTTAATACCACCAATAACATAACTTTCAATTTCTGTTTCTTGTGGTGCATTTTGAGTACCTTTACTATTCAACCAGTGATCTGTCCAAGGTAATGGATTTGTTTTAGTTTCATAGGCAGGTGTCAATTGTATTGCTCTCATTCTTCTATTTGCTGTATATTCTACAAATTTATGTAATAGTTTTTCTGATAAACCTATCATAGAACCTTGAGAGAACAAGTAAGTTGCCCAACGCTTCTCCTCCTGTACTGCCTCATCATACATTCTATAAACATCTTTTTCAGTTTCTTTTATAATTTTTAAAAAGTCTTTATCATTTTCAAAGTCTTTCCAGTTATTAATTATTCTTTGCGACATTGCAAGGTGTTGACTTTCATCTCTAGCAATAAATGATATAATCTTAGCAGAACCTTCTAGTTTCTTTAGTTCACCAAACGCAAACGAACAAGCAAATGATACATAAAATCTTAAACCCTCTAGTATGTTTACTGTTACCATAGCAAGGTATAATTTTTTCTTTAATTCGTATAGATCAACTTTCTTATCTGTTGCCCACTTATAACCCATTTCAATTAAATCATCATAAGTTTTAGTTACTGACTTACTTCTCTTTTCAATTTTTTCATCTTGTATTATAGTATCAAATACTTCACCAGGTTGTGAGTATAGATTTTTTATAATGTATGTATAACTTCTACTATGAATTGTTTCCATAAAGTCCCAAGTTATGATAGCACCTTCTAATTCTGGTAAAGATACAAAAGGTAAAAATGCAAGACAAGGTCCTCTACCTTGTACACTATCTAACATAGTTTGATACTTTAAGTTAGATGTAAATATAAACTTTTGTTCTTCTCTTAATTCTAGGTAATCGTTTCTGTCTTTTTGTAAAGATACTTCTTCAGGTCTCCAGAAATATCCTAATTGTTGTTGAGTTAGTTTATCAAAGACAGGATACTTCATTGTATCATATCTTTGTACTGATAAGTCAGGACCAAAAAACATTGATTGTTTTGTTGCGTCTAAATTTTTATCTTTATTAAATACTGATTTCATTAAATGGCACACGAATCACAGTTTTCTGGATCGTCCTCTTTTTGTTCGGGTTGTTTTGTTTCATCTATCCAACCAATTCCGTGTACTGGTTCGTCAACATCTTTTTTAGCGTCATAAGTATTTTGATAATAAGAAGTCTTCCAACCTAATCTATAAGTCGTTAACAAGTCTTGTGCCATTACTGATACAGGTACTTGATTATCTTCGTAATCTTCAGGATTGTAAGACCAATTACCAGATATTGCCTGGTCAAAATACTTTTGCATTACTGCAACGATATTTATATATCCTTCATTCCCTTTCATATCCCACAACAAACTATAATTATTTTTTAATCTTTTATAATCAGGCACTATTTGTTTTAAAGGACCTTTCTTACTTTTCTTAACACTTAAATAATCTCTAGGTGGTTCTATGCCGTTTGTAGCATTAGATACCACACTAGAGGATTCTGATGGCATTTGGGCCGTGAGCGTGCTATGTCGTAGCCCATATGTTTTGATTTCTTTTCTTAACCACTCCCAATCATAGGTAAGATTTCTGGTTACAACCTCGTCTACCTCTTTCTTGTAAGTGTCAATAGGAAGAATACCATCGGAATATTTTGTTCTATCAAAGTATTCACACTTGCCTTTTTCTTGTGCAAGTTCTTTACTTGACTTCAATAGATAATATTGGAATGCTTCTGTTAATTTATCAACTTGTCTCCACGCAAGTTTCTGATCGTATCTGTATCCTTTTTTAGCAAGATAATGTGCAAGTCCGATATAACCTATACCTAAACTTCTTCTTGCCTTTGTAGATATTTCAGCAGCGTTTATAGGATACTTTTGATGATCTATAATTTCATCTAACGCCCTAACTGCTAAATCACATAAAGGTTCTAGTTCATCTCTTTTGTCAATAAGTCCTACATTTATAGCAGATAAGATACATAATGCAATTTCACCTTGTTGGTCTATGTGTTGTAGAGGATCAGTAGGTAAAGTAATTTCTTGGCATAGATTTGACATTCTAATTAAATCTTTAAATGATGAGTGAGAATTGCAATGGTCAATATTCATAATATAGATACGACCTGTTTCTGCTCTTTCTTTTAGAATATTACCAAAAAGTGTTTGTGCTGATATTTTCTTTTTAGATACTGATAATTTTCTTTCTGCCTTTTGATATAGTTCATCAAACTTATCTGTACCCCACGACTCATATAATTCAGGTACTTCGTGTGGTGAAAACAAAGTTATATCTTCTTCATTAATAAATCTTTCATAAAATAGTTTTGAGATTTGAATTGAGTAATCTAATTTTCTAACTCTATTGTCTTCGGTACCTTTGTTGTTTTTAAGAACAATAATATCTTCTATCTCTTGGTGCCAAATAGGGAAGTGAACAGTAGCCGAACCTCCTCTAACTCCGTTTTGAGTACAGCACTTAACCGTTGCCTCAAACTTTTTAAGAAATGGTATAACTCCAGTATGTTGTACTTCTCCGCCTCGTATTCTGCTGTTGATTCCTCTAATTC